TAAGTGACATATGACTAAACAATCACACTTCAATTACGACAAAGACATGCTTTACGCTGAATTCAATCAGGCGAAAGACAAAGACACCAAAGGCAAGAAAGAGAAATACGACAATCGTATTCAATTCTTCAAAGACCATGTAGCACTAAAGAGAACCAATCCTGAAGTCTATTCTAATATAGACATTAACTTTGATAATCTCTTAATGGCATGGCAAGCTCCAGACCCTAGAGACTATTTTTATAAGAGAGTTTTTGGTATGTCGTTTGCAGAAAAGCAAGCTTCGGATAAAAGAGAGATTGACCAAGAAGTCGCTCAAGACAGACAAAAGAAAATGAGAAAAAAAGAAACTTTAGAAGAGGTACAATTAGCTTAATGGCAATTATATATACAAATCAATCGAGTGGTTCTTTACGCAAGAATAGAAAGAAGATGAATAATCTATCTGCTAATCAAATTGCAAAGTTTAAAGAAGACCATAGAGTACATAACAAATATTTCAAGTCGAAAGGTTTGCATAGTATGTTGATGACACTAGATGATTATATTAAGTATAGATTTGGTGCCTTACCAAAAGTAAAAACAGGATTCGTACCATTACAGAGTGTTCCTTATGTTAGAGAAACACCTGACTATCCTAGTTTGTCAAATAGTACAAACATGGGTAATGGTGGTACAATAGACCACAAAACACAAATGGAAAGAATAGAAGTATCTAAACAATACTCTATTGTTCCAGCATATAACAAGGGTCCTTACATGGTGGTTGGTAAAGAAGACCTTAAAACAGCAGGGAGAAAAGTATGAGATTTGGATTACTTTTAATAACAATTATGATAGTATCATTGTATGCTAACATATCTAACGCCAATCCAATTGTGGACTGGTTAACTAACGAAAAGAACAAGATAGTAGAATATCAAACTAAATCGTGGGCAGATACAAAAATTCAGTTTGCCGATAATAAAACATCTATCTTAAACTTCTTTAAGAGTAAACAGAATGAACCACAAGATTAGTGAATTCTGTAATAAAATAGACACTATCAAAAAGATGTCTGACAGGCTCCGTGAAATGAAATACGGACCTGTCAAAGAAGATAGAGTAGTCATAGATAATATGATTGAGACTATCCAGGCAGATTGCATGTTAGTGGCTAATGATAAAGGGACTTATGTACAAACGAATACTTATGGTGATTACTCTGGTATTGACCATGACGGCGTGCTCGACAATAAAAAAGAATGAAGAAGGCAAATATGAAATCAATCCAATCGGTACTATTATTAGGACTATCATTGGTGTTCCTGACCAATTGCAGTTCGATTAGTAGAACACAAGTTGGTGCCGTATCAGGTGGTGCAACAGGTGTATCTGCTTGTGTAGCAATGGGTCAAACAGACCCTTATGTGATAGGTGCATGTACCGTGATTGGTGCTTTTGCAGGTGCTGAAGTGATGTATAATTCAGATTATGATGTACACAACGCAGTATTCGTAGACCATTTAAATAATGGTCCACAAGGTTCAAGTTATACAAATTGGTATAACCAACAAACAGGTAATAGTGGAATAATCAAAGTCACAAGGTCATACACAGAGGGACCAATTAAGTGTAAAGATTATGACGCTACAGTAGATATCACAAATCAATGGCCATTACTTGGTGTTGGTAATGTGAATAGAAAAGTTATATTTGGTACTGCTTGTCAGTTACCAGATGGACAATGGATAGAAAAACCAACAAGATGATACAAATAATTAATTTAAAATTACCGTATGTGAAGACAAAGTTTTTAAATCACAACGAAGTCAAACCTATTATAATGAAATACATTGATAATTGGAAAGAGGGTGGTATTGAACATACAGACGAAATGTATGAAAACAATATTTACAAAACTGATTGGCCAAGGTCAGAGAACATGCATATAGGATGGAAACAAGAGCTTTTAAAAGCTAACTTTTTAGGTGCGTTAGAAGAATGTACCAGAGAGATTGGTTTCAATACTTTACATATGCACAACTTATGGTTTCAACAATATGTCAAAGGTAATAAACATGATTGGCATACACATGCCGAAAATTATAGTGGTGTGTATTATCTCGAAATGAGTGAAGGTTCACCTGGCACCGAGATTTATGATGGTGAGAGGGTAATTAGACCAAAAGTCCTTGAAGGAGATTTATGTATCTTTCCTAGTACGGCAATTCATAGAGCGCCTGTATTTGAGACAGATGACCGTAAGACCATTATATCATTTAATTTAGAATTGAAAGAGTTTTCTCCTGACAAAATCAAAACATTGAATTTATATGGACAATAGTAGTAAAATAGAACAATTGAAGAACGAAAAGAAAACATTAGAAGAACAGGCTGAATTTGAAACTAATCAAACCAGGCTTGCCAATCTTGAAGAATCCATATATAATATACAACATTCAATAAGGATTTTAACGAATGATGGATCCTAGAAAGAATATGATGAAATATTTGACAATGACATTGATACTAATATCTGTAATGCTATTAACTGGTGTTGCAATCGGTGATGACAATAAAGTCTACCACCAAAAGATAGTACCAATATCTCCTGAAAAAACTAACGGACAGTATTGTTTTATTCGTGTAGTTATTACACAAGAGGGTGATAATATTGTCAAGAAAGAAATTCTGGAGTGTGCTGATGGTAGAAATAAGTTTGATGGTCCTAGTTATTGGGAACTATTCGCTCAATTTTACTACCGTGATGTATCAACTCCTGAATACTGCCGATATTATAGTCGGCCAAAACATGTCTTCAAGTCACATGGTAAGACATGTTTATCAACAAATGGTGAATGGGAGGTACAATGATTAAAAATATCATTATAATCGCTCTACTGATTGCCTTATGGCAAGGTGTCACTAGTGAACAGGCTATTGCTTATGTTCAACTGGCGCTTGACAAAATGCAAGAAGTGTTATATTATGTAAAGGAGAGTGTGTAAAAATATGAATAAGATACTAAAATATGCTGTTATGGGTACTCTAGTAGTTTCATTAGGTGCGTGTAGTAGCAAAAACTATACTATCAAAAACGAGAAGAAGGACAATGTAAATAGTGTACCGGCGTGGTACATGGCAGACATTGACGAGCAAGACGCTTGCGACCTTAAATTTTTTGATAAATCAGATAACGATAAAGTGTGTATCTATGGTGTAGCTACTGCTGTAAGTCCAGATTTGCAACTTGCTATTGAAAAAGCAAAGATGTATGCAAAATCTGAAATGGCGGACATTATTATGGGTAAGATGAATAAACAATCTAAACAATTCATCAAAGAACTCGGTAAAACTGAAACAAAGACCGTAGTAACCGAAGTGGAGACCGTATTAGTCAATGAGATTAAGAATACTCCAGTAAGAGGTTATGAAATTTTTGCTCAAGATGTCACTTTAACAACAAATGGTTATTACAGAGCATGGATTGGCTTGAGACTTCCTCTAGGTAAGTACAACAAAATGTTTAATTATAATATTGAACAAGCTGTTGACGCTTTCAACCTCAAAGAAGAAGCTAGTAAGGCCTTTGAGAAAGTAGTGAAAGATGACGATAACAATTTATAGTAAAAATAATTGCGTCTTTTGTAGCAAGGCCAAACACATGGTTAAAAACCTTGGCCTTGAATACGAAGAGAAGAAACTAGAAGAGGCCGAAAGTACAGAGGCCTTTTTAGAAGAGATTGGCAAACCTGTTAGAACAATGCCACAAATTAAAATAGATGGCAAACTGGTTGGTGGTTATAATCAATTAGTAGAACACTTTGCCGATAAAGGTTTAGTAAACTTCAAAGGGGAGAAAATAGTTGAGTGATGATAATATCATATTATTTCCAGAGAACAAGATTGTTCGTAAGGGAACACCTGAGCAGGCAAAAGTTTCTGCTAAGGTCAAAGAAAGGCAAACAAGAGAGTTTGTCGAACAGAATATAGACCTTATGGCAAGACAAGTATTACAACAGTTTGTTGATATGGGAATAAAAACAACGGCACCTTTGTTTACAAAAGATTTAGCCTTGGTAATTGATTGTTTGAGAGGATTAGTTTACAGAGACTTTGGTGTAAAACATCCTGCTCAAAGTCTTTCAGAGAAAATGGTAATAATTAGTAGAACACTAGATGGTTCACAACATGCAAAATTAAATTATCAAGATGTGTTAGGTTTAGATAAACCTGTGAAGACACAACCTATTAGTGATGATACAAAGTTTGAACTAGATGATATCAATAATCCTATTGACTTCGAACCAGATTTTGACCCTACTGATAGGCCAGATTAAAAGAATTCTAATGGCGGACTATTATAATACGCTCTGTCCATTGAATAGTTGGAGAACTCAAAACTTATTGAAAGGAGTTAAACACTAATGTTTAATTTTATTAATAATATCTTTAAAGGAGATAACAATATGGCTAGAGCCAAAACTACAAAAACTGAAAAGGTGAGAAACCTTTTCGAAAAAGGCAATGATGTGACTTGGAAAACTCTAAGGAACAAATTTGACCTAGGGTCACCTGCTTCTATGGTGATGAAATTAAGAAACGAAGGAATGATGATTTATGAAAATAAAACATCTTCTGGTCATGTTTCATACAGAGTTGGAACACCATCAAAAGCTATCATAGCTGCTGGTATCAACGCTGTGTTTGGTAAGCAAACTGCTTACTCAGCATAATCTAAAAATAGGAGACGGAGGGCCCCTTGGTCCTCCGTTTTCACTTTAACTGGTAAAAAGGTTTTTAATGAGTGATGAGATAGATAGAGATACACATGACCATGATATGACTTATGAAAATGAACAATCAACGGTTACAATATCTTTAAGAGAATACGACAAATTAAAAGAACAAGGTCAATACATTACAGACCCTAGTTTGATTTCTGTAATTGATAAGTTAGAAGAATTAGTGAGAGCTTTGAGGAAACACATTGTCCGAAAGTTTTAACAAAAACGATAGAACAGTAATTACATTGGCAGAGGCCAATAAAGATAGGAAAATGACCAGAAAGGTCGATACCTATGAGTATGAGACCTTAGCAGAATGTATTAGAACTGACCAAGTACCAGCTTCTGAAATCGCAGAGATATTTACTGATAAGACATATTATGCGTGGTATAAGAAAAAATACTTGGATAAATAATATAAATGATTGAAAATAGGAGATGTTATGGTTACAGAAAACCCAAATCTAATTAGCCGAAGAGCTATGGAAGCAATGCAAACAACAGGCGGTTCTGCCGAACCATTGTTATCCGAAATCTTACAAAAAGTTAACAACGCAAAAGATAAACCTAAAAAAATCGAAGTATTAAAGCAATACGATAGTGACGCTTTAAGAATGATTATTAAAGGTGCTTTTGACCCAAATATTAAGTGGGCACTACCAGAGGGTAGACCACCTTTTATTGAGAATGATGTACCAAAAGGTACTGAACATGGCCAACTTAAAAATGAGTGCAAAAGGTTATGGCATTTTATTGAGGGTGCAGATGTGAAAACTTCTAAAACTCAAAAAGAAACCATGTTTATTCAAATGCTAGAAGGCCTACACAAAGAAGAGGCTGAATTGTTAATGAATGTCAAAGACAAGAAATTGAATAAAGTCTATAAAGGATTAACTGCTTCGGCGGTTCAAGAAGCGTTCAATTGGGACGATAAATTCATTAAAAAAGAACAGAAATAGAACATTATAT